TTCAGTATCTCTCCCATTGAGCGAGCACGAAGATTGATAAACAAGGTTTCAATGTCAGCCAAAGGTAGATCATCAACATTGATTGGGTCTAAGACACAATTGCCAATAACCTGTTTGATCGCTTTCAAAGTATTATCAACATCATTTGCTTCAACAGCCATCAACATGATCTTCTGTTCTTTTACCAAGAATGGTCTAAATCTAATTGGATTGCTCTGAGATAGAAGTTGAACTTCATATATTGGATAATCAATTTTTGGGAGTTGCATAATAATTCACCTTGTAGAATGTAGTTTTACTTATGTAAGAAGCGATTGACAATATTATTCACACCATCAGGTAATGCTGGAATATGTGGAATTCTGTTTGTAAAGTTGGTGATGATATTTTCTCTAGGAACTTGTGTCAAACTACGGCGAGCAGTTACCTTAACTTCAGATAACTCATTATCATCGGTTTGATTAGAAACCCATTTCAAAAATGCAAAAGTAACTGTTAGGCGATGCACGGAATCATCTGCCCAGTTCTGACTCATTGCTGCGACGGAGATTGGCATTGCCTGAATCAATTTGACAGAGTATGTCATATTATTTTGGTTATCATATTGATTGACTAGAATATCTGATTCATAGGTCAATGTATCGGCTTCGTCTTGAGGATATCTAACTAAGCCAACATCATCACCTTCTGCTGGCACCATATAATTAATCCAACGATCAAAGAGTAATTTTTCTAACAAGTCACCAGTACAATAGAACGTAAAACTTGCATGATTGTATTGATTCATGTGTGGAATGCGTTTTGTGAACGCATGATGGCGATATTCTACCACCTGAAGATCACGACTTGGTAGTTCTGCCATTTCACATTGCAAAGATAATTCTTTTGTACCAAAGGAAGAAGTTCCTTGTATTTGTTTTGGTATAGGAATATGAACGTTGAATTTATCACTCTTACTAACTTCATTGTATTTACTGAAGTGCTGTCTGAATGTATTGATGTCTAAATTGCTGCGCTCACCACTATATGATCCAAAAGAACCCACAGGTGATCCTAGACCAGGAATCAATCCACTAAGTCCATTTGGTATTATACGACGAAGATCTGTGCTAACTTCCGCATCCAACTGCGCTCTAGCATTTCGTTTTGCTCTAGTATAGAGTGTGTCTAAGATACCCATTAAATTTGCTCTCTTGATTCTGCCCAAACTCTAGAAGATCCTGCCTTTGCGAAATTCTCAACAGGTAAGAAAATCGCAGTTTCCCATTTATCAGCTTCAACTTCTACCAACTTGGATTGAATGTGAGAAGCCAGATAACGTTTGACGCATGGTTTGAATTCATTATATCTTGATGCTCCATTCAAAACAGAATAACTTACTCTGAATCTAGTTGTCTCATCAAATTTATTATTATTCGTTAGATCATAGAGCTTGTCTAGAAGATGTACTCGTAGATTGAGTGGTAGATAGTGAAAATTTACTCCAAGGAATCCATCATTGTACATCTCTATCGGTAGAACTAACGGAAATTTATCATAGTATGGGAGTTCTTCTTTCAATTTTGGATTGTAAAAGAAGAAAAACATCTTGCCGATATATGCACTCATTGTATTGCGTACAGGATCATTGATAAGAGCAGAACGACTAGCTCCACCCAATTCACGAATCTTGTCTTGCATCCAAGTGCGAGCCTCTGTAGAACGCAGACGGATACCCGTTGCATTCAAGTCCTTAGAGATTCTATCTAGTAATTTTGCCATTGTAGCTTATTTATGACTTCTTTGGAAAGAGTTCTTTTTCTGTGATGACCACAAACTCCCAACCCTTGTCATCACAGTATGCCTTAGCAGCTTTCCATTTAGCCTGATTGACACCATATTCCATTACTTCACGAATGAATCTCTTAGAAAGTTTCTTTGGCTTCTCTGGCTCTATGGTCTGAGCGTATGGCTTTACTTCTATCATGCGAATGAAGGTATTTCCTGCTGCATTACGCATTTTGGCAAGAAAATCAGGAAAGTATCTGTGAATTTTTTGATCTATGGGAGATCTATAAGCTATATTCATCTCCTCAGATCCCCAATTCAATACATCATCCCATTCATCTAACTTGACCATGAGATTGCGCTCCCATAGAGAGCGATACACTATATTAGTCGGATCCCCTAGATATTTCGCAGGGTTCTTCGGAGAGAATTTACCACTATAAGCCATTTCTGATAGAACCCCTAAATATTACATTCACACCGAGGGTATTTATCCAATGTCATGGATCCCAAAAATTAATATGATTCCAGACACAGTTGCTAAACTGCGTGGTCAAGGAGCACTTGCGGATTTGGATAAGAACAAATATAGTTTTGAGAGTCTTAAGTATCCACAAGAAGTTGGTACTAATGAAGTACCACATTTTGTTCTTTTCAATATCAATGTTGCTGAACATTCCCGATATATTGCCGCTGGTGGTGGCAAAGTAGAAAATGTTCAATCTGCCTCGCAAGACAATTATGATCTAAGGAATAACATTAAAGGAATTTTTAAGCTAGATAAAAGTACAGTTGGTAATGCTTCGGCTGCTGGTGGTGTTCTAGGTGGGCTTTCCGGCGTTGCCGATGGAAAGTCCCCACTAGGAGCGGCTGGTCGTGGTCTAGTAGTGGGTGCACAAGCTGGCGCATCCGTGGTAGCTGGAAGTACTGTGGCTGCTGAATTAAAACCAAAGACTCTCAGAATAAAGAAATCTATTTCAATTTATATGCCAGATACTGTCATCAGTAGTTATGATCATGATTGGCAAGGTTTTAGTTTAACTGAAGCAATTGGCAAAGGATATCAATATGCGGCACTCGGAGCAGGTGGTAGATCACTTGGATCAAGAATTTTAGCTGCGAACGGAGATTTCAGTAGTTTGGATGCATCATATGGTACAGCACAGGAGGCAGAAACTCTTGGTTTTGCTACGGAAACTTTGGGTGTTACAGGACCAGGATTTACTGATCTAGCTCTAAAGAGCGTGAATGCAGCCATAAATCCTTTGGTAGAACTAGTATTCAAGGGAACGGCGAATAGAGGATATGTTTTTGAATTCCAATTTCAACCACGTTCTGCAAAAGAATCTACTATCATTCAAGAAATCATTCGTACATTTAGAACATATGCCGCACCTGAAATTAGTAAAGAAGGCGGCGGAAGATATTTTATTCCACCTGCATCATTTGATATCAAGTTCTATTTCAAAAATGTCGAGAATGATAATATCGCCAAGATATCTACTTGCGTTCTAACAAATATAGCAGTGAACTATTCAGGAGCTGGCGCATATGCAACATTCACTGATGGTCAACCAGTTCAAATCAACCTTATGTTAACATTCAAGGAAACGGATGTTATTACACGCGAGCTAATAGACAACTTTGGATACTAACTAACATGGAATACTTCCAAAATTTTCCCAATATCCTCTATACATTTGATCCTAACAAGACTGAATATACTACGGTAAAGAACATCTTTGCTCGCGTCAAAGTTATAGATGATATTCTCCAAAACTCATTAATCTACTATCAATATAATGTAAAAGATGAGGATAATGCACAAATAATTGCCGATAAGTATTATGGAGAAACAAAACGCCATTGGATCGTATTCTTTGCGAATAGAGTGGTTGATCCATATTTTGATATGCCTTTAAATCAAAGAGATCTAGAAAATAATATCATATCTAAGTACACAACACTTGCTAATGCTCAAGCAGGACTTCATCACGTAGAACAAAGAACTGTGGTTGTAACTTCGTTTAGTGGTGGTTCAAATACACAAACGTATGTCTCTACTCTAAATTCACCATTCACGTATAATTTCACTCTTGGTCAGGTGGTTGCTCAAACATTACCAACAGTGAGTAATCCGGTTCTGCCTGTCAGTAATACCACTGTTACGTTGTCTGATGGTTCTATTGTAACTACTAATACTGCTCTATATGCGGTGAACAATTATGATAATGCTGTCACTATAAATGAGAGTAAGCGCAAGATACAGTTGTTAGACAGGGTCTATGTATCACAAGTAGAAGCAGAATTGACAAGTTTGTTGTTGGACTAATATGTCTGAAAATTCCCTACCAAGCACCAGTACATACAAACTTTCAGCATTAACTATCGTCACCAGCACAGGTGACGCCATTAATGTCAAGAAGATTATGCTGGAATTAAATTTGTATGAAGATATCTATTCACCAATTATGACTGGTGATGTTACTTTGGGTGATGCTGCTGACATTGTTTCTTCATTTAAACTCCATGGAAACGAGTACATTTTAATAGATGTAGATAAACCTAGTTTAGATAAGCCCATTCGTAGGACGTTTCGTATCTACAAAATTTCCAATAGAACTTTTGTTACCAATGCTCTACAGAACTACACATTGCATTTTTGTTCAGAAGAACTGATTTTATCTACGCAGACTGTTTTGAGTAAATCATTCAAAGGATT